CCCCGGTCGGCCTCCAGTATTTCCGCGATCAACTGAAGGGCCGTTTTATCCGGCGTGGCCTGCGCGGGCAGGGTCAGCGTGATGCCCTCTTTCCCGGTTTCCCCCAGGTCACGCAGGGTCGGGTTAGTGAACCCGGCTTCGGTCAGCAGGAACCCGATCGCATCCGCCGCCGACAGCGCGCCGGGCGATGTGTAGGTCGGGCGCACGCGCGACAGCCACAGGAAAAGGTCCTCGGCTTGGATGCGGCACCGCTGCGACTCACTATCCCACGCCGCGCTGCGGATGTAGCCGTACCACACCACGGTATCCACGGCGGCCACGGTGACGGTCACGCGCACCGGGCGCATCGGCTCAAAGCCCGGCGTAAGCCCCGCCAGCGGCGACTGCCCGGCGACGGCGTTCGGGTTGTAGAAGTCGGGCGACCCCGGCCGGTGTAGCGTGAACTCACACGACGACGCCTCAAAGTTGGCCAGCGCGGTGTCCCGGCCGATCTTGATGCGCGGCCCGTCGCCCACGTCGGTGGATACGTCGTCATACGTCCCCGTGAACTGGTCAGCCCCCAGCCCGGCCAGCACGTCGGCGCTGTCCAGTTCGGAACCGTCCAGCACGAAAATGCCACCGGGGGAATCCTCCCAGCCGATCTGCACCGTGAGGGCGTCGGGTATCGGCATTACAGCGACACGATGCGGTCTAGTTCGGGCTGAAGGCGGCGGGCGGCTTCGCGGGCATCCAGGACGCCGTTAAAGGTGACGTTCACCACGCGGGTGCCGCCGCCCTGCATGGCCCCGGCGTCGCGCATGGCACGGGCTAGCGCCGTGCGACCGCGTGACCCGTCCAGCGGGATGACCGCTTCGGGGCCAGCCTCACCCGCAAGGATGGCGCGGCGCAGGATGCCGCCTTCGGCCAGCGGCTTGACCTTGATGCCATAGCGGTAGTCGCCCTCTTTGCCGGTGCGGGTCTTGCCTGAACGCGCCTTCGTGTCGGGGTCCAGCGCGTTAAATGCACGGTCACGGGCCTGCTTATCGGCCCACGGCCCCAGGTTCGCGCCCTTCGGGTAGCGCCGGGCGGCGGCGGCTGCGGCCGCTTCCTCGTCGGCGGTAGCCTGCGGGTTCACCACACCGGCATCGCCCACGCCGCGCTCCGCGCCAAACCTCCCGACGTTGAGCGCGTCCACCTGCGCGGTCACGTTGGCAATGGCGGCGTTAAATGCCGTGCTAAACGCTGCGCCTAGTTCATCGCCCAGCGGTGCGCCGATCAGTTTTTCCATTTCGGTTTTAAACTGGTCTGCGCTGATGGTGCCCCGGTTAAACTGCGCCACCAGGTCATTCATGGACCGCTCGGCATTGGCCCCGGCTTCGTCGGCCGCGCGCTCCGCGTTGGTAATCCGTTCCTCGGTATAGAAGTCGTCCAACGCCTGCTGCGCTGCGGCCTTTTCCTCGGCCGTGCCTTCGGCGTTAGCGGCGGCCTTGAGTTCAGCCTCGCGGCGGTCGCGCAGCACCTTGTCCTGTGCCGCGCGCATGGCGGCGGGCGTCTGGCCGGTGATCGGGTCCACATACTGCGATGAACGGCGCTGCGCGATCAGGCCGCCCAGGTCACTACCGAACTGCTGCAACCGGGCGCGGGCATCCCTAATGGACTTGCGAACGCCTTCACTCAGGACATCGTTAAAAACCTTTGACACGGCCGCGCGCACCGGGCCGGGTATCAGCCCCAGCAGGGCGTCCTTGATCGCGCCCGGCGCTGCCTTGATCGCTGACACGGCACCGTTCACGATGGCCGACCCGATGGCCTTCGCGCGCTCCAGCGCCCACGTCGCCGCCGTGGTGATCGCGCTACCAATCGCGCGCACGATGGTGCCGGGGAGACTGGCCAGGAACGCGCCCACCTTTAGGATGCCGTTCGCCATTGCGCGGGCAAGGGCCAGGGCCGCGTTACCCACAGCCGCAGCGGTGTTGGTAACCAGGTTCACGATGCCATTCAGCACGGTGCGAACGATGCCGGTCAGCGCGCGCCATGCGGCTGAGAAATCACCGCGCAGGAGGGCGGCCAGCCCCTCAAAGATTCCGCGCACGACGGCCAGGCTGGTGCCCACCACGGTCTGGATGTTGCGCATGATGGGCAGGATGATGCCGCTCAGTTGCGGCCACACGCTGCGCACAATGTCCACCACCGACCGGATTACGCTGATGGCCGTGGTGAAAATGGGCACCCACACGGTCTGCACATGACTGCGCACGATGTCGAACACGGTGCGAATGGTGCTGCTGATTTGCGGCCAGTTCGCGCGCACCCACCCGATAACCTTTTCCAGCGCGCCCGCGATGTGTTCCGCGATGACCGGCAGGTACTTAGCGGCGAAGTTGCCCAGCGCGTTCATGGCCGGGGTCAGGGATACGCCGATGCGCTCAAAGGCGTTTTCGGCGGCGACCTTCGCGCGTTCCATGCCACCGGCCGCAGTCTCACCGAACGCCTTAGCCTGCCCCGCCACCTTCGTTTGCAACAGGCCCAGGGCTTGCGTGGGCGTCATGCCCTTTTCCACCGCGATGCCGTAGCGCTTCAGCCCGGTGACGTTGCCCGCCAGCACGCGCTCCACCAACTTGCCCGCCGCGCCCACGTCCATTTGCCGCGCACGGGCCAGGTCCAGCGTGACCGGCAGCGCCTTCAGCGCGGTATTAGCATCGCCCGACGAACGGGCCAGGCCGCTGAACGTGTCCTGGATGTCCTCATCATCGAAGCCGGACATAAGCGACAGGCTGGTCACGGTCTGATCTACCCGGCTGCGCACCGCCGCCGTGTTCTGACCCAGCGCCTTCAGTTGTGCGGTAAGGCGCGCGTTCGACGCCTCGGCATCGGCGGCAGCCTTGCCAGCCTTCACCAGCCCCACGGCCAGGGTCGTGCCGACGGCGGCACCCGCGACCAATCCGACCTTGCCCAGCATGGCCAGCGCCGGGGCTGCCGCCCGCACCTTCCCGCCGAACCCGGCCGACGACGCCGACGCCGCAGCCATGCCACGGCGAAACCGCGACACGTCGGCGGTGATGATGGCTTTGAGTTCACGGGTAAGCGCCACGGTGCTATCCCTTCGCCGGTCGGTTCATGGCCTTTAGGTCGGCCGCGATGCGCTCCACCTCGGTCGGCGTCAGCCGGTGCATGTCCCAGGGTGCAAGGCCATAGGTGCGCATTAGGACGGGTTCCCACCATTGTCGGGGGTCGTCGCTGGCGGCAGCGCGCTTGCGTCGGCTGCCTCCACGGTAGGGCGCTCGCCGGGGTCGTCCTCCACGGTGATGGCCCCGAACGGCAGGGCCTCTAGCGCGTGGGCGTCCACGTCGGTGCCGGTGCGTGCTGCGCTGATGACGGCCAGGGCGATGATGAAACCGCCGTCCCCGTTCTCCAGCGCCTCATCCAACTGCGCGGGCATCAGGCCGGTAAGCCCCTTTATGACCCGCATTTCCCCGTAGGTCAGTTCCTCGGGCAGCGGGTAGCGATCAGGCTCGCCCGCCCCATTGTTAATCACGATGCTAGGCAATGCCGCCTCCCCTAAATCCATGCTTACGCGCCACACGTTCGATGCCCTCGGCCAGCGTTTCCATTACCTCATCCCGCTTCTCGTTCAGCGCGGGATACAGGAAAGGCCGCTTCGGGTCGGTGTTGCGCTGACTGGTGCCGAACTCGTACATCCACGGATAGCGGAACCCGCCGCGCGCCGTAGCGCGCACGGTCACTACTCCGCTGTTCTTGCGAACGTAACCCTTGATGCTGCCGCCCCGAACGGTGCGGCCGGGCTTGTAATACTTGCGCCGCTTGCCGTACGGGTTACCGTCGCGGTCCAACCGTCGCGGCTGGTTGCCGACCATGCCCGCCTCCGGTGCGGTAACGCTGCGAGCATGATCGGCCACCATGTCGGCCGCTTTCTGGAGTTCACGCTGTAGGGCTCTAACGCCCGACGTGCCGAACTCGCGGTCCATCGCCTTTAGGTCGCGCTGCAACTTGTCTAGGCCCAGGATGTAGATACTGCTGCCCCCGCCAATGGGGGCACCAGTCCCGGCCCTGCCGACGTAGCCGCCGCGCGCCATTGCTTACGACAGGTTCTCGGACGACTGGTACTCCAGCGTAAGGGGCTGGTTCGTACCGTCATCGGTCGCCATGAGTTCCACCGTAAGCGCCACAACCTCAGGGCCGTCAATCGTCGGGGTAGCCGACGTAATGACCGCCTGCGGGACGGTGGCCTTAAGGTACGGGAAGTACGTCGAAGCGATCGCCGTGCCCCCGGTCCATGTGCCGATGATGTCCGTTACCTTCGTGCCCGCGCGGAACTTCGACACGAAATCGCTGGTGGCCCACGTTGCGCCGCCTGCGGTCCCGTCGAAATCCATCTCCAGCGTCAGCGTGATCTCGTCCTTAGCGTTGATGATCGGCCGGGACTTCAGGCTGGTGCTGTTGATCTGATAGCGCTCCACGTCATAGCCGTGGGTGACCGACAGTTCGTAGGACTTCAGCGGCACGGCGGTGCCGCCCACGGTGATCGCGCCCTGATGGAACACGAGCGGCTCGGTGCCCGTCGCGTACGACACGGCGGTGACCGCCGACGCGCTGGGGATGTAGTCGCGGCCGTCCACGGTGAACGAGCCGGTCAGGATGCCGTCAATCTCATTCGACAGCCCGAACTCGGTCACGAAGCACCCCACCGCGTCCATCCTGCGCACGTTGCCGCCAACGTCGGCCACGCCCGTCTGGATGGTCATGGATGCCAGGTCTGCCGGGTCACCCAGGCGGGTGGTGTAGAGATACACACCGCTGCTGGGGTTGGTCTTGATGCTGCCAATGGCGCGGCTGTCGCCCATAGCGTGAATGAGCCAGCGCGCCATAGCGTTGCTGGTCACGTCCATTTCTATGTCGCCGTTCACGCCCTTACGGTTCACCACGGTGCGGTCGCCGCGCTGCACGCGCAGGCCCGCCCGCAGCCCCTCGGACATGATGGACTCCACCTGGAGTTCCAGCCCAACGCTAGTAGCCTCCAGCGCCACCGTCGGGGTGACGGCGGTTCCATAAGTTACCTCGGTCCCAAACTGGACCTGCGAACCCAAACCCGACCCAATCGCCACGGCTAGGCCCCTTCCTCGGCCTTAACGTCGGCCGGGTCGTCGTGCTTTGCGGTCTTAGCCTTCGCAGGCTTCGCCGCCTTGTCTGATGCTGGCGACCATGCGGCCGATTCCAGCAGGTTATCCGCGAGGGCGTCCGGCACTTCCACCGGCTCACCCTTCACGGCCTCAATGGTAGCGACACCATCCACCACCACGAACACGGCGGCATGGTCGCCGCCATAAATCAGTCGCGCCATGTCGGCCTCCTAGATACGGGCACGGGTCTGGATTTCCACGGTAATGCGTGCCTCCCGCGTGGTATCGGATGCCAGCGGCTCCATCCGGTAGCGCGCGAGTTCGGCGGTCAGCACCGTACCGCTCACGGTCGGGTTCGCGCGCAGGCAGGCGTCCACCTCGGCCAGCAGCGTCAGCGCGCGTTCATCGGCCTCCTGCTGCTGCGTACCCTCGCGCGTCACGCTGATAAATAGCGCCACGGTGTAGTCCTCAAACTTGCGCACGGTGCCAATGGCCGCGTATTCCTGCGTGGCCTCCACCTGCCCCAGCAGGATGTGTTCCCGCTGTAGCGCGCCCGACGGCATGCCGTAGCCCAACTGCACGCCGGTAAGCCCGGTGCGGGCCTGTAGCAGCGCGATAAGCGCCGCGCGCATGGCGGTGATGGTCGTGGTGGCCACGGCCTAGAACACGCCCACGGTGCGACGGTAGGGCGCAAGTAGCGCCAGGGATGCGGTCGGCATTGCGAACGACGCGGCGCGTAGCGGCTGAATCCCCACGTCGGTGTCCACTAGGTCCTGCACGCTGCCGAAGGCGTCCAGCCTGCGATCCACGTTCGCGGCCACAGCAAGGATGGCGGCGCGCTTCACGTCCTCGGGCACGGCGCTGAATCCCCAGTGTTGGGAATACACCCTGACCGGCGTGAAGCCGTACTTCCTCGCGTCCTCCCCGGCGTGCAGTTCGGACACATCGCGCGAAATCTGGATGCTGGTATAGGTGCCGCCAGTGTTGCCCGCCGCGCCGTAGGGCAGCGCGTAGTAGTCGCGGCCCTGCTCCAGTTGGGTGCCGCCGCCTGCGTCCTCCACGTTGATGGTCACGACCAGCGACGCCGTGCTGTGAACGTCATACGGGTTGAGGTCCAGCACATAGGTGCCGACCGGCATACGGAACTTGCGCGTAGCCGTGCTACTGGCCGCCTCGGTCTTAAACTCGCGCTGGCAGTAGGTGTGAATGGCGCGGCTGATGGCCGTGATGACCACGCCGATGAGCGTGTCCCGGCTGGTGTCTGACACCGGCAGTTCCAGTTCCCCGCGCACGTCGGCAAGGGTCACCAGGTCAATGGTGGCGGGCACGGTCTAGCCCTAACGCTTTTCGGTCTTGCGGGCGGTCGCGGCCGGGCGCTTCGTCGCCCGCTTCGCGGGCGTTGCGCCCTCATGTCCTACCAGCGCCAATTCCGCGTTGATGGCCTCCACGCGGTCTGGCTTACCGTTCACCTCGGCCGCGCGGCGTTCCTCCAGTAGCCCGGTGATGTATGCCTGTCGCTGCTCGTTCGTCATGTGCTGCCCTTCCTGCTAGGGGCTAGTGCCGGGGGCTAGCGTGATGCCAGCCCCCGGCGTAGCCGTTACGCGGTTACTGCTAGGCGAAGGCGGGCGAAGTCAGGCCGGTGCCCGACACCACGCTGATGGCCTTCGGCATGCGCTCTGACGCAAATGCCGAAAAACTGTAAGCCTGGATCCTCACTGTCAGATTTCCTGACAGCACCTCGGTAAGCACGCGGGTGCGCAGCGGCCCCTCCATGAATCGCATCGTGTCGGCGCTGTACGCGATGATGCGGTCCTGGTTGGTGCCCGCGCCCAGGTTCGTCGGGATGCCCGTGGTCGTCACGACCGGCAGCCCGGCGAACGTCAGCAGCGTGCCGCCGCCCTGCTCGCCAAGCGACTGCGGGAAGGTACCGATCTGGAAAAGCGAAGACGCCGTTGAGGTGGAGCCAGCCAACCACGCGGCCCGCCTGGGAGTCATGGCGATGTGGGTAGCCGTGTAGCGCCCGGCAGTCTCCTGCTCAATCTGCGACACGGCATCGAACACCGGGCCGATAGTCTCGGCAGCGGTCGGGCTGGCATCGGTGTAGGTGACGCCGTTGGTACCCGACACCTGGAGCAGGCCAACGTGCGAGTTAGCGCCGCTGGTGCCGTTCACCACGGCAGTCTCCAGCGAGGCATCGTACGCCGAAACGAGGTCAGCGAGAATGATCGCGTCCATGTTCGTACGCTCGAAAAGCGCCACGCTGATGTCCTGCTGTCCGGCGAACAGGCGCACGTTAGCGGTGACGGTGGAGGTGGTCGCGTCAGTCTCCGACACCGAACCGTTATCGGCGGCGGCGGCCACGGTCACGCCCGTGTCCAACTTCGGCATAGTGATGCTCATGCCCGAATCCGGCAGCGGCAGGGTCGGGATGGTGTTCACGACCTTACGGGCCTGCCGGTTAACCGGGACGTACAGCGCCTCCAGGTAGTTCGGCGGCACGAAGTCAGCGCCGCCCGTGTCGGACGACGAGGACAGGTCGCGGCCCTCAGTCTCCACGCGGTGCCGGGCCAGCCGGTCCTGCGCGTCCCGCTCACCCTTGTGGGCGTGGTACAGGTCGCGGAAAAACGAGTGCGGGCGGTCCGGGTGGTACACGGACTCCTCGCGGGTCACCTTCACGGACACCTCGCGCACCTCCTGCTCCTGCGGCTCGTCGGCGGGGACCATGACGGGCTGCGCTGCGCGCGCCTCCGCGATGTCCTCCAGCCGCTTGACGATGTTCTGGCGGCGCTCAACCTCGGCCTCCAGGTCACGGGCGCGGGCCTCGGTGGCCTCCAGGTCGTCGGCGTCAGCCTCGCCCACGGCGGTAACTGCGGCCTCAAACTCGTCCAGCGCAACCTCAACGGCCGCGCGCGCCTCTGAAATCTTGTCACTCATCTAGGTCAGTTCCTTACGGATTCGTGCGAGCCGGGCACGCCAACGGGCGGCCGCCTCGCGCTTTGCCTTGTCATCCGTGCCCAGGCGCGCGGCCTGCGGCGTCCCGTCCACCGGGTTATCCGGTGCGGCGGCGGTGGCCCCTGCTGATGGCAGGCGACCCGTGCTAATCGCATCCTGCAAGATACCCGCCCGTGCGGATAGCGCGGTGGCGGTGTAGGCGGGCGATCCGACCGCGCTGACCTCCCACAAGGCCGCGACGCGCTCCACCGAACGCACCGGCACGCCCCCGCTGTAATCCCACTTTTCGCCCTTGCCTTCGGGCGGCATGGTAAACGCGAACGACATCTGAGACATGGCCCCGCTGCGCAACTTCGCGTCTAGCCGCTGCGCGTCGGGGTCATCCAGCGCGATACGCGCCCACACCCGCAGGCCGGTGTCATCCTCCACCAGTTCCAGGGAACCGTTAGACGTGCGGGCCATCACGGTGTCCATGTCGTGCCCCATCAGGAACCGGATGTCATCGCCCGATGCCAGCGCGTCGGAAAACGCGCCGCGCTTGATGATCTCGCGGAACCCGCCCAAATCCTCGGACATGGAATCCCATACGGCCGCGTAACCCACCACCGTGCGGTAGTCAGGGCCAGCGCCGGACGTGCGCCACTCCAGCCGCCCCGGTGACACGGCGCGCTCCACGCGGTCGGTGGTCGGCTCGCCGTCCACGGCCACCACGTCGTCCACCATAGGCACGTCGTCGGTGTCGTCCTCGTCCATCACCGGCACGTCAGCGGCCGGGGCGTCGGGGTCGGGGACAATCCAAAAGCGGCACAGCCCTTCGGGGTCCACCTGCTGCCCGACAATCTCGCACCCGCCGCCGCCGCGATAGAACGCGCACCGCGCGCAGGCCAGCCCGTCATCCGCCCAGGGGTTATCGGCCGGGTCCATGTAGTGCGCGCCGTTCGCGCCGATGCCCGCATCCCACGGCCCAAAGGTTTCCGCGATCTTGTGCAACTTGTCGGCCAGCGCACGCTGCCGGGCGGTCATCCAGTCTGCGCCCTCGTCGCGGGTCGCCATGTCGTCGGTGTCCTTCCCGGCCGTGTCGTCGGCCTGTTGCCTGTCATCCTCGGCGCGGTCCAGTTCGCGCACCTTGCGGGCGGCCCACGTTGCGCCGGGGCTGCCGTCCTTACTGTCCACGCCCCACAGCAGCGCGGCGACGTAGCCCGGCGATTCCTCACCGGCCACGGTGTCCTCGGCCGTCCAGTCATTGCGGTGACGCGCCCACCACGCGGGCATCCGGCGCACCTTGTCATCCGACAGCGGCTCGCGGTTGGCCATGCGCCGGGCGTCGCGGATGGTCTGCTGCACCAGTCCGTCGCCGCCCTTGCCGTCCTCGTAAAGCCGCAGGCCCTTGCGCGCTGCGCGGGCGATGTCCTCGGTGGGCGTCAGGTCCACGTCACCGGGTGCCCGCACCTCGTCGGCGTAGGCGCGGGCCGCGTCATCGGCGGGGAGGTCACCGATAGCCACGGCCTGCGCCAGCGCCTTAGCGACAGCGGCCGCGCGGCCCGCATCGTCGCCGGGTTGGTAGGTGTAGCAATATCCCGCGTCGCCCCACTTCACGCCAGGACGCCCATTAGACTGGCAATCATTCAGCGGCATCAGCACCGCCCGGCTGGAGGTTCGGCGCACCGCCCACGGGCGTCACCTGCACGGTGTCGCCGTCCTCAATCGGCGGCAGGCTGAACACGCGCCGCGCGTCGTTGATGGACAGCCACCCAGCCTGCCGACCGGCCAGGACCGCCTGGGTCTTAGTCGGCGTGTCAGCGCGCAGCAGGTCGGTGGTATCGAACTCAGGGCGCAGCGGCGTGCCGCCGCCGAACAGTTGCGGCAGCCCGTGGGCAATCGCCATTTCGATGCGGCGCAGTCGCGGCGTGAGGCTGAACGTGAGGAACCGCAGGGACTCCTGTTCCGCCGTGGTTCCGGTCGGGTCGCCCACGCCCAGCATGTGCGGGGGCAGCCGCCAAATGCGCGCCACGTCCTCCACGGACATGCGCGCCTGCTGCACGAAGGCGGCGTCCTCCAGGTTCACCGGCACGCGCTCCAGGTCGGCGCCACCGGCCAGCACCGCAGGCTTGTGCGAGTTCATTACGCCACCGTGCGATGCGTTCCACACCCGCAGGATTTCCTGCGCCTGCTGCTGGGTGACGTTGCCGGGCACCTTGATGACCATGCCCGGCGCGGCGTCGTTCAGCCAGTACGCCGACTGGAAACGCTGAAGGGCCAGCCCGTTGCCCAGCGCGTTGCGATGCACGCCGATGGGCGACAGGCCCATGACGTGCCCCGGGGGGGTATAGCCGGGAATGTGCAGGATGTCGTCGGTGGTCAGGTCGCGGATGCCCTCGGGGCCGCCCACGTCGAACCGCTTGCGCTTGTCCTTCGGGTCGCGCCGCACCATCACCGTGCTGGGGTCCATCGGCACCAGTTCCACGATGCGACCGCCGCTCCGGATGATCTGGCAGTAGGCGTTGCCCCACATCTCCACGGACCCGGCCACCTGCACCATCCACCCGAACGGGTCCAGGTCGGCCGTGGGCGATTCCATAAGCAGCGCCCACGCGGGCGTCCCGGTTGCCTTTGTCTCACCGTCACGGACGTATAGCGGCAGGCTGCCGATGGTTTCCGCCACCAGGCGGATGGCCGCCGACACAGCGGGGAGGGCTTGCGCCGCCTCATGCGTGACGTTCACGCCGGAATAGGTGACGGCCCCCTGCGTCGGCCACGGGATAGCCGACGTGCCGAACTCACCTGCGCGGATTTCCACGCCCGCGCCCTTCGCGCCTCGGACGATCACCCGTCCACCACCTGGATAAACGCGACGCCCTCCACCGGAATCAGGGCGTAGCCCTCCAGGTCATGCGATCGCTCGGCCGATTCGATCAGCGACGCCGCCTCCAGCCGATAGTGCTTGCCACCCACGCGCCCCATGAATACGCCTTCCAGGGACGGGGCATCGCCGCGCATGTGGATGCGGGCAAGGCGTTGCCGTCGCCACGGCCACCAGCGCCACATCACCGCGCCGCCTTCACGATGCTACGTCCGTCCTCGTCCGTGGTGGTCAGCCGTTCGATTCCTAGCGCCTCGCGCCGCTTGTAATACTCCCGCGCCGCCTCCCGTCGGTACAGGTCGCGCCACGCTGAACGATGCTCCACCGTGACATCGTGGAACATTACACCATCCTGCGGCGCTACATGGGGCGGCCCCCATAGGTAGGTGTACGTCCCGTCCTCGCGCACCCCGGCATAGACGTAGTGAAGGCCCACGACCTGCATACGGTCAAGGCACCGGAACAGCATCCGCATGGGCGCGGTGGTGGATGGCGGCAGGTTCATGGCGCGGGCCACGTCCGGCGCGTCGGTGAGGTAATCCGACCGCGACCACAGCCCGACCTCCACCACGTCGCCCGGCACGTCGGCCAGGCGCTCGCGCAAGTCGGCCGGGTACTCGGCCAGCACGCAATCCGCATCGAATACCCACAGCCAATCGTGGTGCGCGCGCGCGTGGGCGTTGGCCAGCCGGAACATGAAATCGCGCTTGCCCACCTCGTCGCCCAGGAACGGCGCGGCCGGGCGGTGCAGGGTCACCGGCAGCCCCAGCGCGTTGGCCGTGGCCATCACGGTTTCCGCCTGTACGCGCTCCGATGATGCGCGGGCGTCGGGGTAGTGCGCGTAGGCACCATCCACCGCAATAAGCCCATCCAGCGCGGGCGCGAATGATGCGACCGCCTCCGCTAGCCATGACGGGGATTCGTCGTACCACGACAGCAGCCCCCACACCTTCGGCGTTTCCATGCGTTCCTCCCCTAGTCCTGTATGACCTGCGCCGGGCGCTCGCCCACTAACAGGCGCTTGCGGGGGTCGCGGTCCAGTTCCAGCCAGCGCTCTTTTAGGTGTTCGCATCCGCCGTCGCGCGCGGCGACCATCGGAACGCCCGCATCCCGTAGCCGGTGCGACAGGTGGAAATCCGACGCCCACGACGACGACGGCCCGCCGAACGCGCCGAAGGGAAACCGCCGCCACAGGTCGCGCGGCATGCAGGTGAGCGCGAAGCCAACGAAGCCGGTTTCGATGACCGGCGACGGGTGCGCCACCACGTCGCTGAACTTGCGAAAGCGGTACGCGCCCGGCGTAGGCTCATCGCCCACCAGCGCGCCATCGGTGATGTTTACCAGCGGGTGCGTGCTGTCCAAGCGGCACCACCCGGTAACGACCGGCCGCCCCTCGCGGGCTAGGTCCAGCACGGCATCCAGCGCGGGCTGCCTCACCACCACATCATCCGCGACCATCACCAGGTGGGTAAACGCTAGGGCGTGGTCATCTACCAGCGACCGCACCACGTCCACCAGTTGCCACTCGGTGTAGCCCTGCATCCACGCCCGGCGCACGTCCAGCGCGCGGAACGCGGCCACGGCGTCGGGGATTTCGCGCGGGTGCATGATGCACAGCAGCGGGTCAAACTCGCCCGCGCTCACGGTGCCCGCCCCGCCTCGGTAATCGCTGCCCATAGCGCGCCGCGCCTTTCATCGGTTTCGTCAAATAGGTATTCCCGCGCCAGGTCCATGACGTTCTCCAGCGCGCGCAGGCGGGCCAGGGTCACGGTGCCGGGCGGTCCCGGCGCGTCGTCCCCGTACGCCTCCAGCCGGGCGCGCAGTTCCATCGTGACGGCCTCGGCCTCGGACCACTTAGCCACCATGTCGCGGTACATGGCCAGCGGCACGGTACTGGCATGCGGCACCGCCAGCGGCGGGGTGTACGGCGGCACCCACGCTGAAATGTCGCTATTTGCGGGCATTAGTGTCCTCCCGTTCGTCTAGATGTATTGACACCACGCGGGAGGGGGCGGATAATCAACCCATGAACACCGACCCGAAGGGAACCGACGTGAACACCACCGCCACCCGAATCACATACAGCACCTACCGCATGCCTCGCGGTTCGTACAGCGTCATGGCCGACGGGCTCGGCATCATCGGCATGGTTACGAAGGTGGGCGGGTCGTGGACCGCGCAGGCGGTGGATGCTCCCCAGCGTGACCTCGGCATGTTCCACACCCGCGCAGCGGCGGTGGATGGAATGATTGAGGCCAACGCGCTGGCCAACGCATAGGCAACGCGCAACACCGCACCGCGAATGGCCCGCCGCATGGCGGGCCTTCGTGTTTTTAGGGCTAGTCATCGTCCAGCCCATCCCACGATAGGACGTACTCAGCGGGCTGCTCGTCGCGGTCAGCGCGCCACAGGGCCATGCACATGGCAACGCAGGCGTCAATACGCTGAAGCCGCTGGCGGCCGATGCGCCAGCCGCGTTCGGTCATGGTGGCCTGCGTTGCCTCCACATGCGCCGACAGCACCGGGTCCACCGGATGCACCACGCGCCCGTCTTGCACGGCGGTGTAGAACGTCGCATAAGCCTCGGCCATGCGGCGCGATGCCTGGTCCACGGGCGCGGTGATGAACCCGGCCGCCGACAGCGCCGACGCCGACCGCTCAAAGAACCTGGGGTCGT